GTAAACTTCATCTTCATTCTCCTTTTGTTTTGACAACAAGTGTACCTTTCTTGTTGCGTGTTATAACATAGTTACTGTTAGGAAACTCACATCTTCTAGCATCCTTTGGTACAAGTAACTTCATCTTCTTCTTCGTTTCTTCGAAGCTGGATACAGCACCTTGATATTGATTCATCATACCATCAAGGCTTTTGTATAATTCATTATCAAACTCAAGATAATCTTTCATACCATCTACAAGTATTTCTTCTTCTGCTTTGACATCACTACTATTTTTGCCATAAGACTCTGGTGGTTGCTTGTCATTCTCTACGAACAACCAAAACCTTTTCATCTTTGCAATTAGTTTTTCGTAGAAGCTATCATTCCATTTTACTTGCACTACTTTAGGATCATCATTGCCAAGTATGACAGATAAGTAACACCAATCTTGATTAAACATTTTCATATAATGATGTAGTTGTGGTGCATAGTATCTAGCTTTATGTTCAACAGTTGCCCTAGCATTACTGTGTTTACATTCTAGTATTACTCCATCTACTTTAGCATCAAGGTGTGCATACATAGGTATGTTTCTATACTTACCCTTCTTTACTTCTGTTGGTCTAGTCAATATACTACCAGCAAACTTTGTCTTAGCTAACCATTCTAAATGAAATGATTCAGTATGTATGCCAAGTTGTACACGAAATATATGTGATAAATCTTCTTCCATATCACGTTTAGTTTTTACTTTCCATAGTTGTATTAGGTCTTGATTGTGCCATATTCTATTGGCATCACTACCACCTAATCCAGTTGTTCTGTCTATTACAAACATAGTCATTCTCCTTTATTGTTAATAAAATTATAATGCATTTCTGCATTGTAATCAAGCATAAAAAAAGCCAGCAGTATAGGGTTACTACTGGCTTGGAACAATCGAAGAATGAACTAGGCGAATGTTGTAAGTCTATGTAAAACAGATCTACACCATCCAAGAAAACCTTGACAGAAATTTATCTTGTTGTCAACAGGTTCTCGAATGGTTGCTGGTAATGGGAAGGTATTGTACTTATGTGTTTTCATTACAGATACGATAGCATCCTTTAAGAATATAGCTGGTATATCTTTGATTGCTTCTATGTAATACTTTAAACCTTCACGTTGTGGTAGTTCTGTTTGAAATGTATTGCCCAGCACTTGCAAACTTTTTACTATAGTTTCATTCGGAGCTGGTTGCATTTGTACTTCAAGGTTATGTATTACACTATCAAGTTTTTTCTTTAGTGGTGTTAATTCTTCATGATCCTTTAGTTCTAGTAATGCTTCTGATGTTGCTCTCGCTATTGTATCTATCAAGATAATCTCCGACTGCGTTAGCATTACTGGAAGAAACTCTGGTTGGTTTAGAATAGGTGCTGGCTTTCTGTGTTTTGTTACCCAACTTGAAAGAGCATCTACACCAGAATCTAAAGGCGGCTTCCCAGTTATTTTTTCTGTTACCTTTTGCGAGGTAGTAGTCGACGAATTGTTCGTGTTCATAGTTCAAATCCTCCATTGTTGCTTGTTTAAATTTATCAAAGAACCAAGTCTGCAACTGAGAACTTGGTTGCCAATCTTCTGCTATTGGTTTAGAGGTATAATCTCTGTCCATTCTTTTATCTCCTTCGATTGTATCAAATGTATTTTGATATTATTAGTTAGTTCAACCAATGATTTCTTTAACTTATATACATCAGTCGTTGCACCTTTTACATCTTCAACAACAACATAACCTCTATGATCATTAGGCTCAAGAGTAACGTATCTAAAATCTGCTGTGTAATTACATACTAATACATTGTTTACTATTACTTTGTACTTAGGATTTAATTCTATATCAGTAATTAGTTTACTCTCAAAAAATTTTACTAACTGTAGGTATCGTTCTGCTTTAGCATCAGAGTTAAAGTATACCATGTTGCCATGATATGCTTCATATCTTCCATTAGATTTCTTCACGTATATAATCCCATACTGTCTGAGCAGTTGACTCTCGTAATTTAAATTCACCTGTCTTTATTCTATGATAAGTACTATCTTGAATACCAGACTTACGGAATGCTTCACGTAGATTGATACCTTTTTTGTCAGCTAGTTTTTGTAACTGATTCATATAAGTATTAAGTTCATTCATATAATAATACTTATCATAGCTAGTGCATAAATGCAAGTTATATGTTGGCTTCAGCTTCTGCAATAAGCTGGTCTAACTTCCATCTAGCATCATAGTAATTATCAAATACAAAGTATGTTCTTTCATACAGTTCTCCTTTGTTTAGACAATCAATCATGTCATAGAAACTATAGTCTTTTAAATCAAATCCTTGACTGTCTTCTAATACTATCCAGAATAAATCTTCACCACTTTGTACTGCGTTTCTAGTTTTAGCACAAGTATTCTCTAACATTTTTTCTCTTACTTTTATATCTACTACTAATGAATCATACATTATTTACTCTCCTTTATTTTACAATATAATACTTTACCTTTTTCTGTTGCAAACCAAACACGTTGGTATTTACCATGTCTGGATTTACGTTGACCGACTGCACCAATGTAGTGTTGTCGTTCTAACCACACTCTAGCAGTACGATACTTACTTGTTATTACACCATCTTGATATGCTAGTTCTTCATCTGTCATACCAGATATACCACCGACATCTATGATAAGTTCCATCACTCTGTCTTTAGCTTTACGTACTCTACCTACTTCTTCTTTAGCGGCAGTTTTACTAGTTTCAGGATCTGTTCGCCTTACCATATTGTACCATTCTTCACTCATTATTATTCTCCTCTAAATATACGTCATCATATCCTTCTTCAACCATACTGTTAACATAACGTCTGGCTTCAGTATGAGTTCTAAAATATTCAGGTACTCCACCTACCCAAACTATCCATTTATCTTCAGTCATATTCATTCTCCTATATTGTTAATAAATAAATGTATGCCCAGACTATAACATTAGTTACTGTAATTATATAGACTGCAATCATACATCACCTACTGCTTTATCGCTAGCAATCACTTCTGCTTTGTCTCGAACAAAACAGTATGATTGACTAGCATACTTACAAGCAGAACGTAGTGAGTCTGGCTTATCTCTAAGAGCCTTAGCCCATGACTTCAAGTAATGCACATGATCACTTCTTGTTTCGTGCAACAAGTTGTAGTGAGCCATATGAAAACTTGCACCAAGTTCTGCTATAAGTTCCTCGAAGGCATAGTCATTAGATGCAAAGCTACCCTTTAGGTTTCTATTACATCTGCTACTATGCCCTGTCCAATGAGTTATCTCATGGAACAATGTACCATAATAACTTTCTCGTTTTGTAAACTGTGTTCTGTGTGGCATCTTGATCTCGTCTGTACTTGGTATGTAACAGGCTCGATTACTGCCATCAGTTATGCTTGCACCTAACTGTTGAACATCCATCTCAATAAGTTCTATCTCTGTATGAGTACATAACTTAGGAGGTTTTACCAATGCAATCTTTAGTGCATTGATAAGTTTAGTATCACCAGACACATCATCAATACTAAAGATAGCTACAGTCTTGAATCTTTTGATTACTTTTTCTTTGTCTGTTTTCTTATCTGTTTCTTTGTATATCATTGGTTGCCATAAAGGTATGCCTGTCTTCGGTGCTGGGTGTAGACCTACCTTATTCCATTGATTGTATGTACCCCATACAGGAGTCTTGTATCCATACTTGAAGTTAAGATGAAACTGATTCCAACCTGTGTATGGTTTGCCATCTACATTCATATGAAAGTTTTGTATCCACTTAGGTATGAATGGCTTGCTTGGATCATGCGACTCCATATCTTTAATAATCTGTTCTGTAATATCTTTTAGATTATCTTCTGCTAGTTTACTGATTGACATAATGATTCTCCCTATAATATTCTCTCCATGATTTAAGAGTTTGTTGCATAGCCAAAGCAAAACTGTTGTAGTCTTTTCTTTTTACTAGCTGTCTTAACTCATCTAGTATTAAAGTCTTTTGTCCTAACCATAGATGATGTACCTCTCCTAGTTGTTCGCTATGATAGGATTCTACATAGTTTAGTCTTGCTTGTAGTTGTTGTATATTTATGTAGCCACAAGCTAATCGTTTTACCCTATAGTTATACTCGTGTAAGAATCTACAACCATGTTCTATTAGTTGGTCATCTAATATTTGTTCATGTGTTTGTTCCTGTATCACATTCATTTCTTTTTCTCCTGTAATATATATTTAATTATCTGCTGGTCTAACCAATCTCTTTCTCTTGTATACTTCATAAGTAAACTAGCTTTGATCCTTGCATTCTTACTACCACTATTTACTTTACAAGAGTCATTGATTGCCATGATTAGTTCATTCAATCTTTCTACTCTTTCTTTTGTCTGCTCATTCTCTGCCCATGATATTCGTATATCAAATCGTTTAGTCAATGCGTTTAACATAACTCCTCCTTTGTTAATAGTATACTAAATACAATGCACAAGTGCAACTATATACTATGTTGTTGTAATCTAAATATATTTACAAAACCAATAACATAAGTTACGACTGCATTGATTGCACATAGTGGACCGAACAACCAACCTACTGTAGTTGTAGTCATTGCAAATATAATTGATATAATACTAAACATCATTGCTACTGAAAAACTAATAGCTATCGCTAGCAATAATTTGGTAAACTTTCTTCTGTATCTCTGCATAATATCCTCCGTTTATAAAAGTGTGTTGTTAGCTTACAAATCTGTATCCAGCACCACCTAGACTGGTGAAGGATAAATCTATATTTCTATTTAACAAGGCACAATTTATTGTGTCCTTATCTCACAGAATAAAAAAAGAGCCAGCTCTCTGAGAGAACTGACTCTTACTGGACTTATTTTAGTAAGAAAGCTTTTACGTTATTTACTTTCTCTGATTTAGGAGTGTCTTTAGTCCAAGCTTTGCCTGTAATGAACTGATAGACATCCGAGAAAAATTTATATTCAGCGTTCCAGAATTCGTAAGCTGCATCATCCGCCGCCCTGAGTTCTTTGAGTTGCTCCATCATTTCGGTCTTTTGATCATCTGCGAGAACGAAATCAGGACTCTCGATTTCCTGTGCTTTTGAGTCCCAATGGTTGCGACCTTTAATCCTATACTCTGGATTGCCTTCGTTGTATTGTTGTTTTTGATTATAAGCCATTTGGACTTGGTTAGCCACAAACTTAATACGACTGTCAAATAATTCGACACCGTCCTGTCCCGGGTATCTGCAATCTCTAATCATATCATTGATTAAATCTGCTCTGTTTGCGTATTCGCTTATCTTTGTAATATTTGATTTTTTCATGTCGTTTCCTTTCTTTGTTATGTTATATGTAAAAATCATCTTAGTGTCCGAACTACTACATATAAATATAGAGTCCAGCTCTAATTTGGGGGGACAATGCGAAGCAATAATATAGGGCGTAAGCACCTTGTAAGTCCCCTAGAAGAACAGAGGGGGGAACCAAATTAGTGCTGGACATAGTCGCCTGTGGCGACATTATAGCAAGGGTGCAACGCACACCTTATACTCTATATTTAAATGTGGTATTCGGGTAATGCTAAGTTGATTTTTTCATATAACCTTAATGAAGAATGAAACGGCCTTGAAAAAAACGAATCATGGAGAAGATAAGCGACCTATCAGCAAACAGAGTAGATTTTCATCAAACTGGCTTATCAAATTTATCAAGCCTATCAAGGGACAGGTAAGGTGTCAAATTATTTACTTGACAGTCATTTTATCATGTGGCTAACTTAGTACAAATGGTATCAAAAACAACAACACTTACAACGAAGCAATCCAGATTTATTGATAACTTGTTAGCAGGCATTGGGACACAAGAGCACTGTGCAATCGAAGCTGGTTATTCTCGCAGATCAGCAAAAGTCGAAGCAAGTCGATTACTCAGGAATAGCAAGGTGATGCAAGTGATTCAGGATAAGCTGAAGATGTCCTTAGGTACTAGGTCTATCAGAGCATTACAGACCATATCTAATCTCTCAGACAATGCTAACTCAGAGTATGTCAAACTAGAGGCTAGTAAAGACATTCTCGATAGAGCTGGCATAACAAATGATTCTGGTAACCAAACCTCACCTACCAATGCGATTCAAGTCAATATAGATTTATCCTGATCCAGTCTAGCTACGCACAGATTGGAATCTAACCACACACCATACTGTGCGTGTGTACAGGGTGGGGTTAGAAAATGACTTTAGTCATTGAGTAACATCACTAGCTTCTGTATTTTTACTTTACAAAAGTCCTTCAATGTTTTATGTATGGTTTATAACAAAGGAGAACACAATGCCAGGAACTATGAAATCATATGGAACTGTAATGAAAAAAAGTAAGAAGAAGACAATAAAGAAGCCTACTAATATAGTTGGTAAAAAGGTTAAGAAGAAAAAAGGTAAGGATACAATGTATGGCTAAGTTATGTGCCAAAGGTAAAGCCGCCGCCAAAAGAAAATTTAAAGTATACCCAAGTGCTTATGCTAATATGTATGCTTCTGGTGTTTGCTCTGGTAGGATTAAACCAAAGTCTGCTAAGAAAAAAACTACACGTAAAAGGAAACGTGCATGAACATAACTCCTGAATTAATAGAAACACTACACAACATATCTTGGTTTGATGGTATCTGTTATATTCTATTAGGTCTAGGAGCATATGCATTGTATAGATGGATACGTAGAATATGAGTTTACGTAAATGGGTTGGTGAGAAGTGGGTTGATATTGGAGCACCAAAGAAGAATGGTAAGTATCAACCATGTGGTAGGAGCAAAGGATCAAAACGTAAATACCCAAAGTGTGTACCAATAGCTAAAGCAAGAAAGATGACTGCATCACAAAAGGCTTCAGCAGTAAAAAGAAAACGTGCAGTCAAACAAGGAGTTGGTGGTAAGCCAACAAACGTAGCAACCTTTAAAAGAAAGAAAAAGAAGTAATGGCAAAATCACCAGCATGGCAACGTAAAGAAGGTAAGAATCCTAAAGGTGGATTAAATGCTAAAGGTCGTGCTAGTTATAATAAAGGTCGTACCAAGACTGGTAAGAAAAGAAATCTTAAAGCACCTAGTAAAGTAGTAGGTAATAAAAGACGTGCTTCCTTTTGTGCAAGGATGAAAGGAATGAAGAAGAAGTTAACGAGTAAGAAGACAGCTCGTGATCCTAATTCAAGAATTAATAAATCATTAAGAGCATGGAACTGTTAATATGTTTATAAGACAACTATCTTTAAAAGATTTGAATAGACTTCGTACTATTGTACGTAGTACGCATTTAAAATTTTATCCTAATGAACTTTTAACTAATAGTGAAGTTGATAAGTTTATAAATGCAGTCGGTCCAGACTTAGCTGGTAAGATGATTAAGTTTGCAGTAGACAACAATCACGTTGACTAATGCTATTTAAATACAAACCAGACGGACAGATATTAAAAAATTTTATGAAAGACAATAGTTTCTTTCGTGGTATACGTGGACCAGTTGGTTCAGGCAAATCTGTTGCTTGTTGTATAGAAGTATTCCGTAGAGCATTGGCTCAAAAAAAATCTCCAGATGGTATTCGTAAAAGTAGAGTAGCTATTGTGCGTAATACTAATCCTCAGTTACGTACCACCACAATGAAGACTTGGTTAGATTGGTTTCCTGAAAAAGAATTTGGTAAAATGAATTGGTCGCCACCTTATACGCATAGAGTTAAAATAGGTGATGTAGATTTAGAAGTTATCTTTCTAGCTTTAGATAGACCAGAAGATGTTAAAAAATTATTATCTTTAGAATTAACTTTTCTTTTCTTTAATGAAAGCAGAGAAATAGCAAAACCAATTATAGATGCTGGTACTATGCGTGTAGGTAGATACCCTTCTATGAAAGATGGTGGACCAAGTTGGTATGGTGTTATAGCAGATACCAATGCACCAGACGAAGATCATTGGTGGTCAGTCATGAGTGGAGATGCACCACCACCAGAACATCTATCAAGAGAAGAAGTTATGATGTTAGTTAAACCTGATAACTGGAAATTTTTTACACAACCAGCTGGAATGATAGAGAAAAAAAATAATAACCACGAAGTAGAAAACTATGCAATCAATCCAGTAGCAGAAAATAAAATGAATTTAATGGCAGATTATTATTCTTCTATTATAAGAGGTAAAACTAAATCTTGGATTGATGTGTATGTGATGAATAGACTAGGAACAATAGAAGATGGTAAACCAGTTTACAAACAATTTTCAGCAGATATTCACGTAGCTAAAGAACCAATACTCCCAGCAGAAGTTCCCTACTATGTTGGTATAGATTTTGGTTTAACACCAGCTTGTGTATTTGCTCAACAAGTCCGAGGGAGATGGATAATCTTACATGAGATCGTAGCACAAGATATGGGTATGGTACGTTTTGGAGAATTGCTTAGACAAGAAATGCACTCCAAGTTTCGCAATATACCAGTAGCACGAATATTTGGGGACCCAGCTGGGGATTACAGGGCACAGACTGATGAGTCTACCCCTTTCCAAATACTACGTGGTGCTGGTATTCGTGCCATTCCAGCACCATCCAATGATGTATCGTTACGTATAGAATCTGTTAATGCTCCATTGAGTAGATTACTTGAAGGTAAATCAGGAGTGCTTATAGATAAAAGCTGTAAACATCTAATCAAAGGTTTTGAAGGTGGGTATCAGTATAGACGTATGCAAGTATCTGGTGAAAGGTATACTGATAAACCAGATAAGAATCATTACTCTCATGTACATGATGCATTACAATATCTGATGTTGGGTGCTGGTGAAGGAAAAAATATAACTAAGTCTTTGAATCCAGCAAAAGTGGTACAAGCAAAAACTGATTTTGATGTCTTTACAAAAGCACCAAAAAAGAATATAAGAAAGAAATGGAATATATTTGATATTCGATCAAGATTATAGAAAGGATTTAATTATGTGTTCAGGTTTATTTAGTTCAAAAGCACCACCAATTTATATACCACCTCCTCCAAAACCTGATCCTAGCATTGCCGCTAGAGAAACACAGGTAAGAGAACAAGGTATGCAAAATCAAGCAGAAGCTACTAGAGCCAGAAAAAAACAAATACAAGAAGGTTTTGGTAGAAGAAGTTTATTAACTACAAGTGGTGGTGGCTATCTTTCAAATACTAAAAGTAATACTACATTAGGATAATATGACCACTCAAATTGAAAAAGTAAAAGCAAAACTTGATACACATGAAGCAGTTTGTTCTGAAAGATGGTTAGAAATAATTTCAAGAGTAAAACGATTAGAAACAATATTCATTGCCTTTAGTGGTACTATAATGGTAATGTTAGCAACAATGTTAATTAAACAATTATAATGGTAGCATTAGTTCCACAACCTATTCTAAAAGAAATGGATGACATAGGTAATATGTTGGCTCGATATAAAAGAGCAGAAAGCATAAAAGAATTATGGCGACCTACTTTTGAAGAATGTTTTGAATACAGTATGCCAGCACGAGAGAGTTTTTATCCTACTACTGCTGGACAAACAAAGACAGATAAAATATTTGATGAAACTGCTGTGGTTGGTGTGCAAGAATTTGCATCACGATTACAAGCTGGTATCGTTCCTAACTATGCAAGATGGGCAGAATTAGTATCTGGTTCAGAAATACCACAAGAAGAAAGAACAGAAGTAAATGAACAACTAGATGGAGTAACTAATTATGTATTTGAAGTTTTACAAAATAGTAATTTTGCTCAAGAAATACATGAAGCATTTTTAGATTTAGCAGTAGGTACAGGTGCATTGCTTATAGAAGAAGGTGATGCAATAAAACCAATACGATTTACAGCAGTACCTTTATCAAGATTAACATTAGATACTGGACCAAATGATATAGTAGATACTGTATATAGAACAAGAAAAGTAAAAGCATCAAACATACAATTAATATATCCACAAGCAACATTACCACCAGAACTAAGTAGACAATTAACTAATGGTAAAGATATTTTTGTAAATTTAGTAGAATGTGTATCAAGAAATTATAATAAACCAAATGTAGAAATTTATGACTTTACAGTTTTTTCTACGAATCCAGAACATATATATTTAAAAAAACAATTTATGGGAGAAGGTGCAAATCCATATGTAGTATTCCGTTGGAGTAAAGCCGCTGGTGAAGTGTATGGTCGTGGACCACTTCTTAATTCTATGCCAGCAATAAAAACTTGTAACCTTGTTATAGAAATGATTTTAGAAAATGCACAGATGGCAATATCTGGTATGTATCAAATGGAAGATGATGGTATAATAAATGTAGATACAATTCAGTTACTTCCAGGAACTATCATACCACGTTCTCCATCATCTCGTGGATTAGAACCAATAGCACAAGCTGGTAACTTTAATGTTGCTGATTTAGTTTTAAAAGATATGCGACAAAATATTAGAAAGGCATTGTATAATGAAATGTTGGGTGATCCTAATAGAACACCAATGTCAGCTACAGAAGTTGCAGAACGTATGGCAGACTTGTCAAGACAGATTGGTTCATCATTTGGTAGATTACAAGCAGAGATGGTAACACCAGTATTGCAAAGAGTAATACATATATTAAAAAAACAAGGAAGAATAAATATACCAACAGTTAATGGTAGAGAAATAAAAGTACAATCTACTTCTCCATTAGCACAAGCACAAGCTAATCAAGATATAAATGGATTCAATAGATTTTTAGAATTAGTTGGTGCTAGATTCGGACCACAACTAATAAACTTATTAGTAGATAGTAATGAAGCTACTAAATATTTAGCAGAAAAGTTTGGTATACCTGAGAAACTAACAAGAAGCAAAGAAGAAATGAATGAAGCATTAAGACAAATGCAACAAGCAATGCAACAACAACAACAATTACAACAAGGAAACATGGCACAAGATGAAACAGAAGGAACTCCCCCAAGTTAGTATTGACGGAATAAAAAGAATACAAACAAATGAAGATAAATTAAACAGTACATTATTGTCTTGTTTTATAACAGATGCTGGTCAAGAAACATTAAAGTATCTTTCTC